TTTTATGCCAGTAAATGAAGAATTTAAGAGGTTGATAGATAAAATAAAATATGAATTTTCTATCAATCAAGCTCAGATATCCGAAAGGTTGGGAGTCAAGAGTACATATTTATCTGATATGATAAATGGTCGTGTTCCCTATAACGAGTCTATGCAGAAAAAGATACATGAGGTATTTCATATTGGATATGAAGATTCTTCTAGTATACAAGAGGGTGTAAACAATATGAGAATAACATCTGAGATAATTAGTTCTATTCTTGATAGAGAAGGTCTGAAAGCAGCAACATTTGCGAAAAGTGTTGGGGTTGTACCTACTCAAATATATGACCTTCAAAAAGGAAAGATTAAGAAAATATCTGAAGAGATTGCTGATAAAATAATATCTGTATATCCTCATTATAATAAAGTTTGGCTTCTTACAGGTGAAGGCGATATGCTAACCTCTGACGTTCCACCCGCACGATCAGTGGATATCCCGGAAGAAATAGGCGACGGCTTTAATCCAAGGGAACTGCTAGATATCATACATGACCTAACGGCGCAAGGCAAGCAAAACGCGGAGGCGAACGAAAGGAACAGCCGGAATATCGAGAAACTCATAGGCCTGTTGGCCGAGTCGTTGAAGCAAGAGAGAGATGATAGGTCCGGGAACCGGCAAGGAGAGAAAGATTCTGCTTAATAACATGTGAGTGTTGCAAAACAAACTTTTTCGCTGTACTGTTTAATTATTACCTTAAAAAATCTAATTAATATGGTTGGTGATTATGACGATAGAGTAGAGCAGATAATTCGGCTGGCGGAAGATTTGTTTTTAGAGAAAAGAAAAGTGGTAATGACGGTAAGAGTGTATAACCGTGGTATAGCGAATCCAGAGATATCCAAGCGATGCCTTTATGTCAAACGTAGGAATGTTGATTCTAGCGAATTTTCAACATAGAGATATTAAATATGATAATAAGTCAAATAGACCAATAAAAAACGCCCGTGTCAGAAAAAATACGGGCGTTATACTTTTAGTATGCGAAAAATCGAACAATTGACTAGGCCTTAGCTATATTGGTTTATGGAGAGATATGTGTTGAAAACGTGTGTTTTATGCTCTTATTTTGAATTTATTGATATTTTTTTGAGATTTTATTATTTTGCTGTGTGCTAATCACGTATCTTTGTAACGTAATAAAATATCATTATTTAAGTATGAAAGCTGATTTAACAGTACATTCAATGTCTCGAAAATCGAATGTGAGAGCTTCTAAGCTTAGATCCAAGGCTGATAGGATGGGTTGGAAACCTATTTCATCTCGTTCTAAGAGATGCGTGATGTTTTCGATGGGAGAGGGGAATATTGTTGACAGAACGAAATATGTCGTAGGTAGAGAACGTCCTTGTCGTATTGTTCCATAAGTATTATGTTAGAGAGTATTCATCCTTACGAATTAAAATATATACAAAAGGAGAAACCGAAAAGTCGTGATGCTTTTGATTTTTGTCTTGTCTATTCTTTTTTTACAAAAACTGATCCAGAAAGAATTAAGTATATCGTTAGGGCTGAATTTCATGAGGATGTAATAGCTATAAAGTTTTATGCGGCCAAGAATAGTAAAAGTGAGAATAAGTATCATTTAATATTGGATAAAAATGGATATAGGGGTACATTATGTATTTTAATGACATGTGTCAACCTTATCCCAATGCTGCTTAAGGATTATCCTTCCTCCTCTTTTATTATAAAAGCTTCTAATACTATAGATATCAAAAGTAAAATGGAGGAGGATGATTCAGTCAACCAAAGATTTAGAATATATCGATGGCTTTTTTCAGAGACTATAGGAGATCAGACGTTTGAGCATATTGAATATAAAGATGTAAGCGTGTACCTATTAGTTAACAAGAGTAATAAGGACATAGATTCTAAAAAAAAGAATATCGAGAAATTGTTTCTTACTAGATATGTGGTTAGTGAAAAATCGGAGATACCATCATGAATATGTCTTTTAACCTATCAAATAATTATATTGCTACAAATTATATCTTATCGAACTTGCTCATCTCATCCTCCTTCAGCTTGTCCACTATATGAGTGTAAGGTTTCATGGCCTTGAGGTCGTTGTGCCCTGTCCATCTCATGATGACTTGAGGGGGGATGCCTAGCATAAGGGCGTTGACGACAAACGTCTTCCTTGCGACATGGGTAGTAAGCCGTTCCCACTTGTGGAATGTCTGCTGTATTCGCTTATTGCCCTCGTACCATACCTCGGTTATCTCGGAGTCCAGCTCCGCCATCTTGCCGAGATCCTTTAGATGCATGTTGTATTTCTGATTGGACAAGACCGGCAGCGCCTTTCCGTTCTTGAGCTCGATGTCTTCGTATTTATCAAGTATTGATTTGCTGTACTTGTTCAACTCGATCTGTATGTTATCGCTGTCCTTCTGTGTCACGATGTCAATCTTCCCGTTAATGATATCCGTCTTCCTTAAGTTATATACGTCGGAGTAACGGAGGCCGGTGAAGCAGCAGAAGCAGAAAACGTCACGGACGGTGGATAACGTCCCTTCCTTTATATACATATTATATATACGCATCAGTTCCTCCCATGTCAAGTATATGACCTTCTTCAGCTCGAAGTTCGCCCCTTTAAGCCTTGGGCTGAACCTTCGATAGTCCTTTCTCGTGTTGTATCCCTTGTCGTCGGCCCATAAAAGGAATTGCTTTATAAAGTGCAGGTACTTGTTCAACGTGGTATTCCTTATACCCTTGCATTCCCTTAAGAACTCTACGAAGTCTTGCAAGGTATCCTCCGACAGGTCATCGAACTTGATCTGTGGATTGAACTCCTCCAGAAGGTGCATGATCGAGTTATGTTTGTAGTGCGATGTCTTCGTCCATGCGTTCTGCCTCCCTACCATATCGATAAACTCCTTGTAGATATCGAACAGGGATATCGGCTTCCTCTCTTCCTCTTTTACCCGGCCTGTCGCAACCTTGAACTTTTCCTTGATATCGTTGGCGCTAGGCATCTCGCCCTCTCTCTCGTATTGGCGGAATATGTTTTGCAATGTGGCACGTATATCGTCAAGATCGGAATTTATCTCGGAAGAGCTTTCCCCGGCCTTGTTGAAGCATCCGTTTTTAACGATGCCCTTCTCCGGGACGAACTTGCTTGCGTCTATCCTATGCCCCGTGAAAAACGTTATCCTGTTCCGGTTGAACGTAACCATGCATCGGATAGGTACGTTCTTTACGATCAATAGCCCATCCTTCTTCCTTTTCTCTACGTCAAACGTTATGCTCCTCTTTATTTCCATGATAAAAACGTGTTGCGTGTAACTACGCGAATTTACACGCAAAAAACATGACATCATATGACATAACATGATATTTAGTGACTGTTTAAAAACACATGAAATCGTTGAACATGAGCGCATATGATATTGTTTGATACTGTATGACAGTATAAGTTATGGTCTCTCCATCTCCACGGAATGAAAAAAGGTCTTACGGACAACCCGTAAGACCTTTTTTCATTCATTGTAAACCCATTTATAAGGAGGTGGCGGTACGTATGGACCAGCCTTTTGATGGGGTAATATATCAACCGATTTGACGATTACGTTATTACCTTTCTGGGTACAAACCAGACATTTTGAACGTAATTTCCTTTTAGCCATGTTGAAGACGATATTCGGATTGAAATGAACTCCGTTTATACGAGTCTCAAAATGTAAATGCTCGGTAGTAGCCCTGCCGGTACGTCCGGTTAAGGCGATCGGTTGTCCGGCGAGAACACGATCTCCGGGTTTAACCAAGTTCTTGGAGTTGTGGCTATAGATCGTTTCCAGTCCATTATAATGGCGGACAACGATAACATTGCCATAGGCGGCGAATGGTTTCGCCATCCTGACAATGCCATCGAAAGCAGACACGATCGTATCGTTGGCACAAGTCTTGATATCTACTCCGGAATGATGTCTTCTCCTTCCCCCGTAAGGAGAGATCACGTTTCCATTAGGAAGGGGAAATGCGTATTCCCCGGCGG